CCCGGACTTGCCAATCATGTAGATGGCCGCCCCGTCATTGACGCGGCACCCACCGTCGAACCGGTACGGCACGGACTGGCCCAGCACCTGCAGCGGCACTGGCTCGCCGAGCGGCCGGAACAGCGCCACGGTGTACATGCCCGAGGTATAAGTCGCGTTGTTGCGGATCGTCTGGATCGTGCGGATCCCGCTGTCGGCGCCCTGCAGCGGCATGGCCGGGCCGAACTTTCCTGCACCCGTGGCGCCGGTGTAGAGGATGTGCGACGCGGTGGCCGCCGTCTTGCCGATCGGAAGGCTCGGCGTGGTCGGGGTTGCGCGCGCGCCCGTGCCCGCCCCGTTCTGGTAGCCCAGCGAGAGGCCGGGCGTGCCAGCGCCCAGCGCCGTGGCTTGCGGGTTGAAGAACATGGCCTGCACGCCCACGCCGTCGCTGTAGCGCGGCAGGCGCACGTCGACGACGTTCGTACCGGTGCCCGCATCGGTAAACGCGATGGCGGTGCCCGCGATCGCGTTCGCGCGCGACGTGGCATAGCGGCTGGTCGTGGCCGAGACCCGGATCGTGTAATAGTCGGTGCCGGCCACCAAGCCAGTCGGCAGCGCACCGCCCGAGTTGCGGAACCGGACCTTCGACAGGTTCTGGATGTCGTTAGTGTAGGTGCCCAGCAGACCCGACGAGCTCGAGAACGTGGTGGCTTCGCCGCCGCCCGTCGCCGTGCCGTCGTTCCAGGGCCAGATCACGTTCTGCGCCGTCGTCGTGGTGACGCTCGTTACCCGGATCCAGCCCAGGATGTCGACGAACTGCACCCAGAACGGAACCACGGTGCCGGCCGCCGTGTTGAGCATCGCGCTCTCGAGGATCTTGAAATCGTCGCCGGCCGCCCCGACGTCGCCGCCGTGATAGAGCGAGCCCGCGTTGGCCGTCTGGTCGGAGAGCGAATTGAACAGCAGGTTGGTCCCAGTGTCGAAGATCGCGTCGGCCTGCGGAAACCCACCGCCGCGCGCCAAGCTGTGCCACTCGTTGGCCACGGCTACAGCGGTCGGGTTGAACTGCTTGGACATGAGGGTTTGGAACCGCTTGCCCAGCACCGACATTGCGTTGAGCCTGTTATCCAGGCCTGAGAAACCGCCCATTTAAGCCTCCACCCAATATGTTTTAAGTTGGCCCTCGATGACTGCCCCGGACAACGAGCCCAGGGGCGTGCACACCATCGACAGGTAGGCGTCGTCTTGGATCTGCTCGGTGATGCCCAGGTGGCGCCACATATCCCAGTCCGACGGGTTGACGTTCTCGTAGTTGGCGAACGGGGTCAGCGGCTTCACCAGCACGGCCGCAAGGTTGCCGGCGTCGGGAGTAAAAAACTCGATGCTCTCGATCGAGCGCACCCCGCCGTCGCCCTGCTGCAGCGGCACGAAGGTTCCTGGGCAGCCCAACGTGGCCGGCGCCGAGGTCGCGATCGTGCCAAGTGCTGTCTGAGTGTTCACGGTGCAGATCGCTGAAAGGCGCCCCGCGACGCCGCGCGAGTTCGTGTAGTTCACCCGGAACGTGACGCCGCCGACATAGGGGAACTGCTCGACCATCATAATCTGCACGCCCTCGCCCGTCGTGTGACGGGGCAGCGGGACCGTGTTGATCAGGGTCTGCACGTCCTCCATGGGGATCAACGGGTAGTACAGCAGATAGTCGAGGAGCTGCAGCGGCATCGGGCAGGCTAGGGCGGTGGTCGAGAAGATCGTCATGCCGCCGACGAACTTTTTGAAGGCGCTGCCCTTGTCCTCGCCATGGTCAAGCCCGCCGTCCGTGCTGCGACGCAGCGCGCGCGACGTCAGGGACGCCCCATCGGTGTAGTAGTTTGCCGCGGGGAAGCGGCCGAACACGGTAAGGTCGATCGCGATGCCCGAGGCGGTGACCACCGACGGGTTCTTGATCCAGGGGCGCACCAGCGAGCGGCCGAGATCCGGCGCCTCAAAGAGCTTCTTGTGGGTCAGCATCAACCACCGTCCTGGGCGGGCGGGGCCTCGGCGGGCTCCTCCGGCTCCTCGACGAACGGTGCGCGACAGGCGCACGCCACATAGGCGTCCCCGGCCTCGACGCGCGTTACCAGCCCGCAGTTCGTGCAGGTGTAACGCACGATCGGCACGGTCAGACGCTCCGACCGGTCAGATTAGAAAGGAACTGCCGCACCGTCATGGTGAGGCGGATCGCGGCACGCCGAGGCGCTGGCATTTCCTCGAGCGTGCCTTTGCCGCGCAGCGTCACCTTGCGGTTGGCCCAGATCTTCGCCGTCGTGTGCTCGCACGAAAACCGCTTCACCGGTTCGCCTTCGGTCAGCTTCATCACCTGGACGGGCTTGCCGCAGACCGAGCACTCGTAGAGCGGCGGAAAACGGTTTTTGAGGCCTTCCAGCATTTAGGCCTCCGTGATCGTGATAGCGCCGGCCGGGAAACGCGGTTGGATCTGGTTGGAGACCGCGATCGGCGCATTGAGATCGCCGTAGTGCCAAACCTCGCCGGCCCCGGCACCCTTGCCGGTCGCGGCCGAGGTCAGCGTATTACCGGTCACGCCACATTGCGTACCTTCGACCGGGTTGGTGTTCGCGATGGCCCCGCCGCTTGCCGCGTCCCAGCCGCCGGTGGTTCGGGGCACGGTCGGTCGAACGTAGTTCGTGTAGGTGGCTTCGGCCGTGGCGAGGGTCGAGGAGATCGTGTAGCTCGCGGTGGCGAACGCCAGCTGAACAACCGTGATGGGCGAGGACGCAGCGTTATCCGCCACGTTGGCCCAGGCCACGGCCCGGTACATGAGATTGAGGATGTTGTTGGACGCGGCAGTAGATTTCGGCATCGACTATTCCTCCATTGCCGCGCGTATCCGCGCCATTCGGGCCTCGAGCGCCTGCTTCGCCTCGTCCAGCTTTTCCTGGTCGGCGATCAGCGCATTGCGATCGTCGAGCACGCGCTGGGCCGCAGCCTGCAGCTCAGCGTCGCGGCCGTCAAAGTAGGCGGCCTTCTGATCGGCCATGGCCACGATCTCGTTGTGGCGTGCGGCGAGCCGCTTTTCGCGGTCGTCGAGTTCGGCCTGGCGCGCATCTGTCACCGTTTCGCGATCGGCTGCCGCTTTGATCGCGCGGTGAGCCGCTTCCATTTTGTCGGCCGCTGCCGTGGTCTTGGTCTCGAGCTCGACCTTGGCGAGGTCCAGAGCCATTTCGCGATCGGCGACGTCTTGGACCGTCTTGCTGAGCTCGGCGCTGGCGGCCGCGGCCTGGGCCAGGGTCGCCTTCGCCTGTTCCTCGGCGCGGGCCAGGGTGTCGAGCCGGGCGCGATACTGTTCGGGATCGGCAAGCAGCAATTGGAGCGCCGCCATCGGATCCGAGGGTGCCGCCGCTGGTGCCCCGCCTGCTGCCATCATGGCTTATGTCCCCAAAATCACGGCGCACTTGGCGCCTTCGACCACGCCGAAGAACCGGGTCTCGCCCGCCGCCATGCGCGTGTCGGCGTTCGTAGCCGTCGGATCTGCCCCGGCGGCCGATCCGAACTTGATGTGCATGATGCTGTCGGTGTGCACCATGACGAAGCGGGTGCGCGCGTTGAAGCTGGCCGAGGGGGCCGAGGCGCCCGTGTTGACCAGCTTCTGCACGGCAAGGGCGGGCTCTTGGCCCGCCTGCACGATGTAGCCGTTGGCCGCTTGAGCCATGTTTTCGTATTCGCTGATATAGGCGAACGCCATCGGGCAGCCCTCCTAGATCAGTTTGTGATCTGCTTCCAGTCGGTGTTGGTCGGGCCGGTCGACATCCAGTAGGTGCTGTCGCTGGTCCGAAAATAGAACTGACCGCGAAACGCGGGAAGCACCGCGCCCGACGGAGAGCCTGCGCCCTCGACGTCCAGGTGGAGTGCGCGGTGGCGCTCGGATGCCACGCTTTCGGCGGCGGGGATCGCGTCGTTGACGACTGCTTCTATGGCCATTGGGGCGGCTCCTCGGTGAGGACACAGGGAAGGCCGCACAATAAACGGAACCGGGCGCCAAGTCTAGGGCTGGTGTCTCAGGTGCGCCCCATCCACGATCCGTTGCCCCCTGACCGGATGCCCATGAGCGCTTTTTGCACCGAGGTCAGCTTGGTCGGGATCATCTTTTGGGCCACGGGCTCGGCAAAGGTGAAGGCCAGGGCGTCGCCGCTGTCGGGGCTCGCCAGGCCCCGTTTCTTCATGTCCTTCTTGCGCTCGATCTGGTAGCGCTCGCGCTCGTCGTAGCCGTATTGCGGCCCGATCAGGTCGTCGGTCAGCTCCTGATCGTCCTCGAGGCAGCCCCCGGCCTTCAACCAGTCCCGCATCTGGACCCAGCACTCGGCGCGCTTGTTGAAATAGCGATCGTCTTGCAGGGCGGTTTCGCCCGACACCACCGCGAACACGGAGAAGCCCATTTGCCGCAGGCGATCGACAACGCCGGCGCCGATCCCCACCACGTCGACGAAAATATGGTCGATCCCGAGCTCACGCACCTGTTCGGCCACCAGGGCGGCGAGCTGCATCGTGTCGCGCTCGCGGTAACGCTTGATGATCTTCATGTAGTTGTGCTGGCGGAAACAGATGACCGATTGGTCGTCGCCGTCGCGCGCCACGTCGACGCCCAGTAGCTTGGGCCACCCCGCCAGCTCCTCCTCGCTCGGCTTGCGCCGCTGCTTGGCGAGCTCGACCAGCTCGCTCGAGATCAGCTGGTTCGAGGCGGCGCGGGGGAACTGGCCTTTGACGCGGACGCGCACAAAGTCGCTGTCCTCGCCGTAGTCCTCAATCCATTTCTGGATCTGGCGCCGATCCGCCATCTTGGCGGTGCGGCTGTCGATCTGCTTGTGGATCCAGCGGTGCTTGAACTTGCCGAAGCACTCGCGGAACCGGCCTGTATTGAGATTGGGGTTGCCGAATACGATCCACATGGCGCCGGCCGTGGTCATAGCGCCTTCGGTGGCTTCCCAAATACTGTCGTCGATGATCGCGGCTTCGTCGTAGATGATCAGGATGTACTTTTCGTGGGCACCCTGGAACGCGACGGAACGCTCTTTCGACCACGGGATCGCCTCGGCCTTCCAGGTGTCGGCGTGCCCGACCCGATAGAACTGGGTCGCGGTCCATTTGAACCAGCTATTGCACCGCCCGACTTTGTTCCACTTGGCGACCTCGCGCCAAGTCTTGCCGCTGAGCTGGCGCATCGTGTTGGCCGTCACGATGATTTGCGGGTTTGGGTGCACCGCAATGAACCAGATCACGATCCATGCGATCAGCGCCGTTTTGCCGATCCCGTGGCCGCTGGCCACCGCGATCTGCAGGCCTTCTGCGGCGTTGCCGCCTTGCTCGATATGCTTGGCGATCGTGTTGAGGACGTCGATCTGCCATTTGTCGGGGCCGTCCTGGCCGGCCAACGGGCCGACGCCCCATTCCCAATTCAAATAAACGAAGGCGAGCGGATCGTTCCACGTCAAGGCCACGGCATCGGTGAGGCTTAGATCCTCGCCCGGTGCCGTGACTTGGTTCGGTAGTGATGCGTCGTCAGTCGGTTGAAGCGCTGCCGTCATTGCCGGATGATGCACCAGACACGGTATCCGGCGCAACCGGGGCCGGAACAGATGTCTCGATCGCGAGGCCGGGCGGGGTGAACGGGGGCTGCATCGGCACGCCCATTGCCACGTCTGTTACCGCGTGCTGGATCTGCGGCTGCTCGAACGTGTTGAGCAACCGGGCCACATGGCTGGCGAACTCTTGCGCGGCAAGATAGCCGCCGGGCGCAAGGGTAATGCCGGTGACATCGAGCGCAAGGGCGTGGCCCGGCTTGCGGATATACATGGCGGGGCGGCCATCTTTGAGATAGGCCTTGGTTTCCCAATCGTCATTCATGGTCGCGTTTCTCCTCGGGTTGTAGCTTTGCTGCGCTGTCGTAGCACAGCTGGGCGTGGGTGCTGCAATACGGGAAGCCGGGCACCGCCACGGTTCCGCACTTGCAGTCGTCGCGGGCCGTGGGCACGCCGACGATGTACTGGCATTTTCTGGGGCTCGGGCCCGGGGCGGTCCAGTTGGTCGACATCGCGTGGTAGATCCCCAAGTTGTGGCGCCCACCGCGCCGTTGAACGGTCGCGCGTTTGAAACCTTCCATGTTCATCAGCTCCTTCCAGCTTGATGAACATATGTTCTAGCGGTTCGGAACATATGTCAAGCCCCGGG